GCTTTACTGAATCAAGAAAATATCATTCTTGATCGTAATATTTAGCCTCTTTTTGCAGAGGTAAAGTAGAAGCCAGAGTTTCCAACGTCAGCAGCGTACACAAGGGCGTCAACAAGGTCATCGTGCTCGCTGTTTGGGAACGACATCATTTCGGACTCAAGCTGCCTGATCCCGGGGCCGCCCTTTAGGTGAAACACCTTTCCGGCCTCGTATCGTGCCGCAAGAGATCTCGATCTAAATACCTTGTCTCGTTCTGGGCGAACACCCCTGGCCGGAAGCCTGGTCTCAGTGACCATTTCTCTGACAAACGTTGACTGGTACTGAACTGCCTCAATGTTGATTTCGGTGATCCTTCTCGGCTCTTCGCCCCACACGTCTTTCTGCCCCTTAAGCCCAACATATCTGGCTGGCCAAAGAAGACGCGGACTGCTTGGGTCGTCGATAAGTGTCCCGTCCTTCTCGATGCCAGTTAGCCATTTTTGATGACCTTGCTGGATTCTGGTTCTATATGCGCCAAGAACGTAAAGATTGTGCTCCTCGTCCTCAAGAACCTCAACGGCGGCAGTGTAGTCAGATCGTTCCCGTTCCGATGCTGCGAGGTCGACCCCAACCCTTCTTGCCCCAGGAGGGATTTGATCAACATACTTGAAGTACTCATACCTAAAGATGTTTCCACCCATCGAAGTGACGTCGTTTTGATATTGCAAGTTAAAAATTGGGGTTCCTAGCTCTTCTCTTTTTTGCTCAAGGTCAGCAACGGTGTACATCTCTGGCCATAGCGGCCCTGATTCTTCAAGCGAACGTCGTAGATAGGTTGGAATCCCCTTGCTTTCAAGCTCGGCGTAAAAGTCGTCCTCATGCCACCTTGTTCCGATGTACCACCTTGTTGCACCCGGCACGAGCATTGGATCAATTACCTGCCAGTAGGTCTCACTTGCTTTAGTGCGTTGAGTTGGAGTCGCGTTTTCCCGGAGGCCCACGATGTCGTCCGCAATGAGCAGGTCGAGTCGCGGTCCGGGCTTGATAGATGTCAGGCCGTCAGCAAAACAGGTTGCATCTTTTCCGAGATTTACACCCTTGATATTCCAAACTTCGTCTGTCCACTTTCCGCCAGCAACTCCGCTTCTTGCCCAGGGAAAAATCTCCGCAAAAGCAGAAGACTCAATAATTGTTTTAATTGCCCTTGATCGAGCAAGGGCGTCAGAGAGCACTGAAGTGACTACGCCAATTCGAATCTTTCCCTCGGTTAGCCCAATCATTCTTGCGGTTCTGTGAATAAGCATTGTAGTCTTTGCGTGGCCTCGCGGCATCAAAACCAAAGCTCGCTCACGGGCGTTAAGGAACTGTTCCATTTCCCTTAGGTGGCGAGGGAAAATAAGGCCGCTTACATATTCCGCAAATGCCGCATCGGATTTAGTCGCTTGACCGCGAAGCCATTCCCGATACTGCTCATTACTCGGCGGGTTGGCTGCTTTCGACTTGCTTTGCTTGCGCTTCTTCGTTTCCGACATTGTTCTCCAAATCCTCTGCCCAAACCTTCAGTCTTGCCGAAAGTTCATTTGCTGTAAGGCTATCAATTTCATGAGGAGACCTTGAGATCTCAATAGCAGAGCCATCGGCTCCTGTGACCTCTTGTCTTACTGGAGCATAAGCTCCTGTCAGTTTAGCAACCTTGTCTAGTATTTCAATTTGTATCTTAAGGTATTGAACTTCCATGGCTGAGCCCCTTGCCTTTGAGGCCCCGATTGCTGCCTGCTGGCCGATCATTCTTGCCCTCTGGACGAGTTCCGCCCTGGTAAGTATCTGATCGGGCTGATCCTCGGCCCACTTCTTTCGGATGTTGCGAATGTGCTCGCGAACAGTGTGTACCGAAAGGTCGGTAGCGGTGGCTATTTGGGCAGTCGGGACGCCATTAAGAAGCAACTGCGTGATCTTCTCCCGCAGAGCGTCAATTTGGGCCTGTGGCTTTCTTCCTGGTTTTCCCATGGCGACATCATACAGTAAAGGCACAGCAAAACCAACGTATGTTGACTTTCTTACTATTTCTGCCACAATCCAAGCATGCCAGCCAACATCTATGACATTATTTTTGAGCAGGGAACCACATTTGTCCGGGTTGTGACATACACGGACGCAAACAACACGCCTATAAACATTAGCTCTTATACTGGGAGAATGAAGGTTCGAAAGTCAAAAAGCTCACCCGATGAGTATCTTTCCTTGACGACAGGCGGCGGCGGGCTTGTTTTGCAGGCAAACGGAGAAATAGAAATAACAATCCCTGCCGCAACGTCGGCAAGAATTCCATCTGGAAACTACAAATACGACCTTGAAATTGTTTCCACTTCAGGGGTGGCAATAAGGGTCATCGAGGGGGATTTTAAGGTTTCCGGGGAGGTGACTAGGTGAGCGAAGACTTTAATGTAATCATTACCGACACTAACGGCTCTGCCACTGTTTCGGAGTCGCAGACAACAGTTACGGCAACAACTGGAACATCCGTTGTTCAGCCATCAACATATGTTCACATTCAATCTTCCGCCTCTTCCACATGGACGATATCTCACAGCCTCGGCAGAAAGCCATCTGTAACAATTGTGGACAGTGGTGGGAACGTCCAGATAGGGGAAGTCTTGTATGACTCCGACAATCAGATTACCCTAGCCTTTGCCGCGGCTTTTAGCGGCTATGCCTACCTAAACTGAGGAGACGCCCGTGAAAGTCCTGACGAGTCTAACGCTTAGCAGCTTCCTAGACCTACAGAAGAATGAGCTTCGCAATGCAACCATTCAGGTTCTTGCCACCCCGCCGTCTTCGCCTGTCACGGGCCAGATCTACTACAACTCAGACTCCAATGACGGCCCAGTTGGCCTCATGGTCTACAACGGCACCGCGTGGGAGTCTGTTGGGTCTATTGACAGTCTTTCTGGAACCGCCCCAATCCAGGTATCCCTTGCAAATGGTGTTGCAACAATCAGCATCTTGGCGGCAGATGGCGCCGCTGCGGGCTCAATGTCGGCAGCGCACTACACGCTCGTCAACAATGCTACCGACGCCAACACTGCAAGCACGATTGTTAAGCGCGATGCATCAGGAAATTTCACTGCCGGGACTGTTAGCGCAACAAGCGTAAGCATTTCTGGTTCAGTTACCAACGCAACCGACGCAGCCACTAAGGCATATGTTGACAGCGTTGCCACAGGTCTTGATGTCAAGGCATCTGTTCGTGTTGCCACCACTGCAAACGTTGATCTTTCAACCGCGCTGGAAAACGGCGATGTAATTGACGGAGTAACGCTTGCCACTGGCAATCGAGTACTCGTTAAGAATCAGTCAACTGGCAGCCAGAACGGTATCTACGTTGTTCAGGCTTCAGGTGCAGCCGTCCGGTCGACCGACGCCGATGCTGACGCAGAAGTAACCCCAGGGCTCTTCACCTTCGTTGAGGAAGGAACAGCAAACGGAAACACGGGTTGGGTTCTTACAACTGACAGCCCAATTACGGTCGGCTCAACCGCACTGGCATTCTCGCAGTTCTCCGACTCCGCCGCGCTGACGGCTGGCTCAGGACTTACCCTTACAGGAAGTGACCTTTCGGTCAACGTTGATGACTCAACGATTGAAATTTCCTCCGACATCCTTCGTGTTAAGGATGCTGGGATCACCTCTGCGAAGCTGGCAACCAGCGCTGTTGATGTCTCAACTTCAACAGTAACTGGAACCCTTCCAGTAGCCAAGGGTGGTACTGGCGCCACAACTGCAGCAGACAACGCAGTATTCGCTGGTCCTGCAACTGGTGGGCCTTCTGCCCCTTCATTCCGATCACTTGTTGCTTCAGACATTCCAAACCACGGCACTGATAAGCTGACAAGCGGCACGCTTGGCGTTGCCCGTGGTGGTACTGGCGCCGCAACATTCACCGCTGGTATCGTTAAGTCAACTGGCGGTACCGATGCGCTGACAACCGCAAGCACGATTGCCCTTGGAAGCGAAGTTTCCGGCACGCTTCCAGTCGCAAACGGCGGTACTGGCGCGAGCACCCTGACATCTGGTGGCGTACTGCTCGGCAACGGGACAAGCGCTGTCAATGCAACCACAGCAGGAACTGCTGATCAGGTTCTTCGGGTTCCTGGAGCCGGTGGCGCCCCAGCATTTGGCGCAATCAACCTTGCGCAGAGCGCTGCGGTTACGGGCGCACTTGCCATCGCCAACGGTGGTACTGGTCAGACTACTGCCGCCGCAGGACTCGCGGCACTTGGCGGAACGACGAAGTACACCGCGCAACTTGGCGACGGTACGGCAACGACCTACACGATCTCTCATGGTCTTGGGAACATTTGGGTGGTCGCCGAAGTGTTCCAGACCTCTAACGGCGAGAAGGTATACCCAGACATCACCGTTGGATTGACTACAGGAACCCCAAACGGTACCGTTGTTCTGGACTTTGCCTCCGCCCCAAGCAACAACCAGTACAGGGTTGTTATAATCGGGTAAACCCCCGCTAGGAGGGCCCGATGCCAAAGCTACTCAACAAGGTAAATCTCCCGCGCTATAGCAGCGCGCCCTCAACGCCGTCAGAAGCCGACCTCTACTACAACACGTCAGACGACGCGATCTACGTGTATACGGGCTCGGATTGGGTTGAGGTTGGTGGTGGCGGCGGAATCGGGGATATCACAGAGGTTGTTGCCGGAAACGGACTTACTGGGGGGTCGTCTAGCGGATCTGCAACGCTTGATGTTGGGGCTGGGACCGGAATTACCGTTACTGCAAATGAGGTCGCGGTAGATACAACAGTTATTGCCACTAAAGCATATGTAGACGCCTATGCCCCACAAATGAACTGGCACGGGGCAGTTGACTTTACAACGGCGGCAGCGCTTCCGAATAGCCCAAGCTACGCTAATGGAACCGCAGATGCTTCTGGCGGGTATGGTGTTGGCGCAACGCTGACCGCAACAACATACGGTGCCCTCGTCATTGACG